AAAAGATATATTAACTAAAGAATATTTAGATAATGCTACACCACAACAATTACATCAGTTTGAGTGGATAGATGAGAGTGAAATAGCTGAGATACCAGTTGAGTATAATCACTTAGTAGGTTATTATGAAAAGCATGATAACATAAAGGCAATACATTATACTAACGGCGGTCCTTGGTTTGACAAATACAAAGATGGAGAGTTATCAGAAGAGTGGTGGAACGTATACAACAGCTTGTAAAAAATAAATCAGTAATACTTGTTGGCAACTCTGTAGAATTAATGCACCATGATCATGGTAAGTTTATAGACAGTCATGATATCGTTGTGCGCTTTGGTAGAGCTGTTGATACAGTAGCAGATGATAAAACAAAACAATTAGGTAGTAAAACAAACATATGGGTTACTGGTCAATTTAGAGCGCCTGTTTGGATAAGACGTAATGAAGAATTTACAAAGGGTAAGTTTAAAGACGTTGAAATATTACTTAATAGATGTCGTGGTAATTTTTTACTTAAGAACTGGATATTAGAAGATCACCTGCCAAAGGGTATGCCTTATACTCAGATGTGGTCAGATGCAGAGCTAGAAGAATTATGGAACGGCTTTGGTAATTCATTATACAGTTTACAACTCAGGCCTTCAGCTGGGTTTTTAACAATACTATATTTTATTAGGGAAATTAAAACTCATAAGAACTTGAGTATTATTGGCTTTGACTTCTTTCATAAGAGTGTAAAGAAAAATTCATACATGGCTAAGAACGTAAAAGATGGTAACGGCGAGTGTGATCCTCACAGTTGGCATTTACCTTTATATACTACAAAGCACTCGGCTCATGATCGTATATTAGAAAACCAATATGTTAGTAAATTAGACCGTGATGGTTTGCTTACGTGGCACGTGTTAAGCGATATGTCTAGAAAAAAAGTTGAATATACTGGCTGGATGAAAGGCCAGAAGATAATAAGAAGTGTGGCTAAAAAAACGGCTGTGTCAAAAATCTAGCTATAACCTCAGCTATAACTTCAATAATTAACAATATTAATATCGGTAGTATATATTCCCACCAATCATATTTACCATTTTCGTTTAAATCAAAAAAGTTAAATTTCATTTTGCGCCGCAAGGCTTGCCGTTGGCTATGTTAACCCAGTTTTCTTTTTGGAACCAGTCACGTAATGTAGCGCCTTTTTTCCTAGCACCTTTTACATTTGACTTACTAGATCTTTTATATTTTCCTTGAGCTGCAGCAGATCTCTTGGCATTAATTACTTTTTGCCTTTCTGCTTTACTCATACTCTTATATTTTGCGTATGGCAAACAAACCTTTCTTGTTCCACCACCTTTTACTTTACTCTTTGGCATTATATACAGGATTTTCTTTTATTTTTGAGCATCTTTGGTTTCTTTAGTCCTTTAATTAAAGCATAACCAGCAGCCACAGGTAAAACTACTTTAGGTATTTGTCTAGCAATGTGACCTACCTTCTGACCAAATGTTCTACAGCTTTTCCAGTCTCTTCTTCTTCTTCCCGTTGATGTTATTTTTCTTTTTGGCTTACCTATTGTTTCCATGTTAACAGTAGTTTTTTCTTTTATTTCTAAGCATTTTAGGCTTATTATACTCAGCGTTAATTTTAGCTATTCGCTGAGCTATCTTTTTCTTAGCGTAGTCTGTTTCAACTTTTTTTTCAGATTGTTTCTTACCACCTTTTCTTATTAACTCGTAGTATTGACCTTTAACATCTTTATAGTGTACAGTGTCAACTTTATTTTTAAGAGAATCTTTTTTTGCTTTATTTAAATAATCGCGATATTCAAACTCATAAGGCTTTAAACCATGTTTAGTTAAGTACTCGCCATATTTTTTTTTGTTTTGCATTTTAGGTTTCTTCATAGCATCTATATGCTTTTGTACTTTTTTTGCTTGTTGTGCGTGCATCTTTGACGCGCCTTTAAGCTCTTTAACGACTTGTTTTAATTGTTTATCTTTTAACATTACTTCTTTTTTATTTTTACACAACTACCCTTAGAATACCTGGTTGTACCTGGTTTTCTTCTATAACCTTTCCAACATTTTGGTTTTTTAGCGTGTTGACCTGGCATTACTTTTTCTTTTTACCTCCACCGTAATTACCTGGACCACCTGCTTTAGTACATCTTACACCCCATCCTGAAGCATATGCACTAGGCCATACTTTAAATTTACGTTTTGCTGCGGCTTTACACGCCGGACTAATTTTACCCATAATTATTTGTTTTTATAAGGAAACAACATATTCAAAGCTTCACGTCTACCTTCGCATCCGCAAGGTATATTTAAGCCGTTTGATACTCTGTCTACTACAGACTTGATACCTGTTTTGCTCGTGAACTTATGTATACTATCTCCTAGTCCTCTTGATTTCATATCTTAACATTTCCATCTACGTCTTGCCGCAAGACCTCTTTTACTTTTCCATCCCTTTGATCTAGCGCAAAATGACTTTCTACGCTTAGCTGCTTTGCTACCAGGTTTTACTTTACCTGTTACGGCTGTTTTTAATTTACTACCAGGGTTTTTCTTTCTGTAAGCTCTAACACCCTTTTCAGTCATGCCTGCTCCTTCTTCTGTAGTTCTAAAATTTCTTCCTTTACCTTTTGTTGTTTTTCTTATCTCTGGCATATTAATTAAATTTTTTACCTCCACCAGTTGAAGTAACAGGGTTACTTGCAACAGGAGCACCGCTACCTCCAGTAGTTTGGCCACTACCTACAGATATAGGTGGGCTATTATTTATATTAGGGTTTGGTGTTATGTAACCGTAGTTACCTTTTGGACTACCATGGTATCTCCACCTGCTGTCATGATATCTATAATCGTAATGACGATCATAGTGTGGTACATAATACCTGTTATCTTGCCATCTTACAAAGTCGTAGCCAACTACGTTGTACATCCTTTGTGGTTGTATATCTTGTATTCTTATTTTAACAGTGTCACCCATTTCAGTTAACGCTAATACATGCGTTACCATAACTTGATTACGATCATATAACAAAGGTGAGCAACTAGATAATATACCTATAAGTAATACACTGAGTAGTATTGCTAACGTTATAAGTCTACCTAAGTCTCTCTGTTTATCTGTCATGTCCAAAGTTTAAAAATGTAATGTGCAACAAGTATGGTTATTAACCAGGTGATCTGTAGTACAAATATTATAAATACTACTTTACTTTCTGGTTTTTTATTGTTCCATTTATTCCTTATTGTTTGTATCATTATCTTCTGGGATATTAGTTACAAGAAGTTTTGTTATGTACGCTAACGCAACAAAAACTGAAAATACTATTATATCAAGCTGCGTAGTTTGCGTACTGAGTTCTTCCATCTTTTCTAAACGCTACTAAGCATCTGTTTCTGTTTTCGCCTGGATTAACATAACTTACATGTACCCAGTCTGGATTTTTGCTATCGCCAAACTCCCAGATCATTTGATCAAATTCTAAGTTATCTTTTATATAGTTAAACATCTCAGCGTTTGTTTTGTGTCCATACACGTCATCTATGTCAACAGCTTGCCCGTGACAATGTTGTGACTTATTACTACCGCCGATAGCTTTGTTTAACTCTGGTCCACGATAAAATGAATTTATTCTAATAGGACCACCTACCCACTCTCTAAGTGGTTCAAACACTTTTACAGCTAACAACTTCATGTTGTTAAGATGTTCTTCAGTTGGTTTGTTTTCTAAACCTAATCTTGTTGCTGTAACGCTATACGTGCCTTCACGCATACTTATGTGTTTACTAATCATTTATTTATCTTTTGTATACTTTGTTCTCGATATCTTTTACTTTGTCCTCTAGGTTTTCTATTTCTTTCTCAAGATATTCAACCTTTTGTTTAAGTAATAAACCATCAGAGGTTTCTTTAACTTCGTAAACAGGTAGTTCTTTAGCAAGCTCTATCTCTTGTTTTAGGCTTTGATAACCCATAGAGCCACTAATAATAAAACCTACAACGATAGCTATACTCTTAATATCGAGTTTTATATCTGGCTTTTTATCGCCATCTATATCAATACCTACTTGTTTATCTAATATTTCTGCCATTATGAAAGTGATTTAGTTGTTGTGTTTTTGCTGCCATAATTTATAATTACTTGATTTTACTTCTTTTTAGCCCTTGATTTACTTTTAGACTTTGATTTCTTTTTACTTTTCTTTTTCGGCCCATCATCATCAATGTTAATATTTTCTATTATACTAGGAGGATAAGGTAAGCCAAAGTCATATGTTGACCAACCAAGACCCATTAGTATTCTCTCATACGATTTATAACCTTGATCATGAAGATCAATCGCTGCTTCAATTTGTCTTATTAATCTAACAACTCTATCTGTAGGAAGACCATATACGAATGATGGTACTTCAATTAATAGATCATCTATTCTATCACCTCTACCTATAGCGTTAATTATCTTTGCTGCTTTTCTAAATTTAGTAGATATCGTAGGTGATATATCTAATACTTTAACATCTAAATTACTTCTGTTACCTCTTGATAATTCAATACCTATATTCTTAGCTACTGATAACATACCACCAACTATACCACTACCTCGTAATACTGAATCAAGAACAGCGTTTAAATAATCTACCTTTTGTTTTTCTTCAACTTCGTCACCTTCACCTAAAGCAAATAACAGTATTATAGCTTTTTGTAGTCCAGCAAATAATAAGTTTTGATACATTAAGAACTGACCCATTTGCCAAGCTTGTTCTAATCTACTATCAGTTAGTGACTTAAATGTACCATCTGCATTTCTGACTCTTCTACCATTTTTCATGTCGCTAAGTGCTTTCTTACCCAATCTAGTGTACTGCATTGTAACGTTTTGAAACGTTAAGAATATTCTACCTGCAACACTAGCCTGCTGCATAGATATTAGATCTGCTCTTGCTGATTGCTGAGATGCTTCTGCTTTTTCTCTAAAATCTCTCATCGCTGTTCTCTCTGCTTGAACTATATTCATACCTTGTTCTACATAGTAGTTTACTTGGTTTCTGTAATATGCAGCACCACCAAACGCGATAGCTAAACTATCCATAAATCTAGTAGGTGCGTATCCTTTATTTTGTAGTATACTTGCTAAGCGTAAAAATGGATCTTTTTCAGATGACACAGCTCGTTGTATCTCCTCTTGTACAACATCAATTTTACCTCTACCTCTTCTTACTTTTAAAAACTCTGAGTTCCAAACTGTTTTAAAATCTGCTGCCCATTGTTTACTGTCTAAAACTCTTGCTAATGTATTAAATAAATTGTTAGGCCCAGTTAATTCAATAAAGTTTGTTGATGATATAAACTGTAGTAAAGCAGATCTAACGTTAACAAACATTATATTACCTGTAGCAAAGTTTAACCACTTAATCCAAGGGTTATTAATTTGACTTTGATTTCTATTAACACCTTCTTCCATACGATAGAACATGTCTTCTAGTGCTTGTCTAAATTGAGTGCCGTATATTGCCTCAATTTTATTCATGTTATCAGGTGTAAAAACACTATATCTATTTTCTATAAACTCACCATGAACAACCTCTCTTATTATCTTGAATATAAACTCAACATCAGAGTTTATATCTTGTTGTTTCCAATATTGTGTTGGTGGTGGGTATATCGTTGCCTCTGGGTATAGAGCTGTATCTATGTTTGTATTTAATACTGAGAATACATCATCAGCAAAGCTTTTTATTCTATCATTTTTCATGACGTAATCAATAAGCTTGTCAAACTCTTGCGTTGTTATACCAGGTGTATCATGTCCACCTTGTTGAAATAAATATACTCTAACAGCGTCCATCTCTGTAAACTCTGGTGTAACGTTATTAGTATATAAATTATTCACAAAGTCTTTACCGTACCTCTTTTTAAGGTCATTAATTTGATTTCTAACTCTTAGCTTTATTCTGTCCATTGCCCTTTCAGCTCTAGCATACGGCCTTAATATAGTTTCTTCAAACCATACTTTATCAGATTCACCCTTTCTACCTTTACCTGCTATATGATTATCCCATAAACCTTTTAAATCTTCTGCTGATGGTGGTACAAAAACTAAATTTACTTTTGATCTTAAGTTAAATAACTCTGTTAACCAAAATCCTGGTCTACCTTTCTCTGCTGCTTCTGTTTTGTCTACATCTCTACCAACTACAGGGCTATCAGGGTTGTTTTCATCTAGTATTTTATTTAAGTTTTCTGACGTTGCTCCTTGTTGACTGAACTTAATTCTTGCTTGATATATTTTACCGCCAATGTTAAACACATCTAAAACTTTAGCCACTGCTTTAGTATTTTTTATAGCATCATCAGCAAACAATATATCATTATAACCTTCAGCAACTTTACCTGTTATCCAGTCTGCTTTAGCTTCAGGTGTACCGTTTTCTAAACCAACTATGTTTTCTAATTTTAAATCTAGACCAACACCACTTAAAAACTTTTGTATAGCTGGCGCAGCGTTTTGTGGCCTTGCTGTTAAAACAAATATATCTGTGTTACCAAACTTATCTTTTAGTGCCTTAGCTTTGTTAAAGAAAGGCCCACGTTTACCAGCTTTTACCTTACTAAACTCACTAAAATCAAAAACCGCTCCTTCATCCTCTAAGGCTTCAGAGCGCAAAGCAAAGTCTGTAGCATCTATTTTACCTTTCGCGCCGTTAGGAAGCGTGTAAAGTACGTTAGATTTAGTCTTAGCTAATGTGTCATCAAAGTCTATGATACTAGCTCCTTTTCTTTTAGCGTTAGGATCTAATGATCGTTTCATGGCTAGTATAAATTTCTGTGATGCATTAGAATCTGATGCTTGTTGTGAACTCTTTTTTATTCCTAATTTTGCAAGAGATTGTTTTGTAAATGCTCTACCAAGTATAACTTTTGGATTTTTTAAATCTTGTACAGCATAAAAATCTTTTTTACCAAAGTTTTCTATAGTATAGTATCTATTTCTTAACGCGCTGTCACCAGGCTTATAACCTCTAGCCATTAAAGCTCCCATAGGTATCTGATCATCCATTGTTTTTGGTATCAACGCAACTTCATATTGTGTTAATAGTTTGTCAACAGTTGCTCTTGTTACACTACCATCTCCTAAATACATATCAGCAACGTATGTCAAAACCCATTGTGCTGGTATGGTATGTTCGTATCTTACCTGACCCGTGTATTGACCAATAAATTTCCATCTAACCGGTGCCATTCTTCTTAGCATGCTCTTTGTGCTACCCTGCTGACCCATTAAAGCTCTTATAAAGTCTTCTTTATTATATATTACATTACCATACTCATCCTGAGCTCCTATTCTTTTAGAAAGAAAGTCAAACCAATTAAAGAAAGCTTCTCTCTGTGGTGCTGCTTCTGCGTTACTTTGACCATAAGTATATTTCATTACTGCACCTATATCATCTTTTCCTCCTGTAACTTTGTTTAATTTATATTCTTCGCTAGAAACAAATGTTGTTTCATTGTTATATATTAGATTAAAACCTTTACTTACTTTTTCTATCTTTATACCAAGTGTGTTCTCAAATATATCTTTTCTGTAATCTCCTACGCTTGCGTAGTTTTGACTTCTTCCGCCACGTATTTTAGAAGCGGTATATGTATGGCCTTGTTGAAATTTAGTAAGATAAACAAATACTTTTTTTGGATTGTTACCAAAGTCTTTAAATAATTTTTTAGCATAATCTTGCTCTGCTAAACGTGCCTCTGTAACTCTACCGCCTTCCTCTAAGTCCTTCATGCTCTTGTCTGTGTATCGTTTTGATTTTAAAGTTTGATTAAATACCTCACGATCACTTGTCAAATCATCTTTTTGAGCTTTTATAAAATCCTCAAGGCTAATTATATTTTTACCCGTTATATCTAGCTTTAATTTTTTAGCTAGCTTTCTAAACTTGTCGTATATAAATATGGTTCTTCCAAAAGCTCTAACTATTTTCTTTATTTTATCTTCAGCTCTAAAGTTTAAATTCATTCTAACAGCTGCTTCTACTAACGCTCCATCTGCTATTGCATCAATAATTAAGCCTGATGCTTCAAATATCTTTTGTTGATCAACCGTAGAAAAACCTGAAAAAGATTTTTTAATTTTGTCTCCTTGTCTTAGCACTTCTGCGGCTTTAGCTTCACTTAAAACTCTATCAAATAAACTTTGCGTTTGCTGTAATCTTTCTGTTATAGGTGAGTTTTTTAAATCGCCTGTTTTTATAAAGTTAAGTAAGTCGTTTTGTAGTGCTTCTCTTGCTACTCTTTGTGCTAGCTGTATAGCCAAACCTTCTTTTTTACCTTGGCTTGCTTTACCCTTAGGCATGTATATATCTACTAGAGGCTGTGGGTTGCTTATAAGCTTTGTTATTTCCGATGGTATCTTTCGCATTAGTTGCGGTCCAGATTTCTTACCTGTTTCTGACTTTAACTCTCTAGCTATTTTTTTACCTACCCACTGCGGATAAGGTACAAACCCTTTATCTCTTTGACCATCAATTACTTTTTCTATAATCTGTGGTATGTTTTTAGAAGCGTACTCATTAGTAACTTCTGTTAATATAGTTGATGTGTTACCTTCTATAAATGTTTTTAAATCTTTTAATAAAGGTGCTATAGCCCTCCAGTTACCACCACCTGGATTTTTATCTGTAGCTTGTGCAAATCTTTTATTTAACTCTGAATATATAGGTGATAGATCTGCGTCATATGTTACGCCTTCATCTACACCTTTTTTATATCTAGCCATTTCATTAAATACAACATCACTTATGGCTTTTAACTGTTCTGGTGTTACACCTATTTTATCTGCTACTTGTGTAAAACCAAAGTCTTCTACTGTTGTACCTGTTTCTGCCGCTATACCTCTTGCCTCTTCAATGTCAACAGTTTTACCTTCTTGTGTTTTTTGTTTTATAGACTCAAGACTAACGTCTAAGGCGTTAAACCTTAGGTTTTTCATTATCCAACCAAAGAAGTCAGGTCTGTTTTTATTATCAAGAATTTTATTTGGATCGTAAGTTCTTGCAGGACCTACACTTAACTCCCTATAAACTTCTTGTATAAACTGCGATGGTGGTTGAGATTTATCCATTTGTTTACCAAGTATATATGTGTTAAATATTTTATTATCTATCGCATACTTCATAACTGCGTTTGCTATGTCATCATCCCAATTATATACTGGCTTTTCAGTTTCTTCTTCTTGCGCTTCAATGCTAACGCTTATGTCTTTTACAAACTCATTTATTTTATCTCTACGTACAGCGTAGCCTCTTGGATCGTTATCAACTATTGCTTGTGTACTTTTTTTAACCGGCGCGTTTACAGCTCTTTTAGCTTTACTAGCTACTGTTGATATGTATTCATTTATGTAAGTTTGCCACCATGTAACAAGCTCACGAGGTGTTCTTAATTTAAAGTCAGTATTAAATTCACCCTCAAACTGTTTAATAACAGCGTGAAATAACTCTGCGTGATCTTCTACTTTATGATTACCCTCTTTAAACGCTTCAAACCAGACAGGTGGAACCTCAACGTAATCAATAGGTATATCAAGCTTTTTACGTAACCTTCCTTCTACTAAACCAAGCGCCTCAAGTTTATTATAAACATCTGGCAGCTGTTCTTTACTATATAGTATTAAACCCTCTGCAAGAGTTTTAGTAGCTTCTGCAGCCTGTTTCTTGTCAAGTCCTAACTCTGAAAAACTTTTATCAAACACATAGTGAGTTATCTCATGTGGTATAGTATAAGGCCTGTTATTTTTAATTGCGTTTTCTTGAATACCTACGACATAATATTTACCATCATTTGATTCTGATGATGGTATTTCAAACCCATTTAACTTTCCAGATCTTATTTCTACAATTGCTTTTTCTATCTCAGCTGGTTTAAGTGCTTTTAATTTTTTATAAAAATCTACAGCTTGTTTTATTGTAAAGTTCTTTATTACAAGATCTTTTGTATCTTTGTACAACTCTTTAAACTCTTTTAATGATTTTAAGTATTCATCTTTAATAAATAATTGTTCAGCTCTTTTTTCTACACCCTCAGGTGCAACACCCTCTTGTCTAGCTTTGTCTATGTATTTATTATATGTTTCAATATCTTTTTCATCACCAGCTTTTAAAGCTATAAAGTAACTACCATCTACTTGAAGAAAAGCATCTTTTTGCTTTTGGTTTAACTCAGCTTCTAATGCAACAGCAGTTTTACGAGCGTCATAAACCTCGTATGGTATAGATTTATTTTTATAGTCATCTTCTAATCTTTGATTATCATCTCTAAGCTTTTGTTGTTGAGCATCTATACGCATTAGTAATGCAAGGTCTTGTTTACTTATTTTTCTTGTCTCAACAAGCCTTTTGTATTTTTTTGCAAACTCTTTATCAAAAGCTTCTAGTTCTTTTCTGGCATCTTGTTCTATCTTAGCTTTTTGTTTTTCAGATAACCTAGTAAATGCACCACGTTCTCTTAAACGTATTATATCTTCCAGCTTCTTTTCAAGGTAACGCTTTTTTCTAAGGTCATCTTTTATGTCTTTAAAAGCTTGCGCATCACTTAAATAAGCTGTTGACAGTCCTTGTAAAGCACTAAACACACCTACGCCACCACCCATTAATAAACCACCAAAAGCAGCTATATCTGCACCTTGTAGTAAAGGTTCACCATCAATAGCGTTTTGTGTTATTTCAGTAAAAAATTCACCAAGAGGTTCAGCTACAAGACCGTAACCTAACGTACCCCAAGTGTATCTACTCTTCACAAACTCTTCAGCGTCTGGGCCTAATGCCTTTTTTCCAAATGGTTTTAGATTACCCACTTTACCCGTTTGTTTAAGTCTAGCTATTCTTTTTATTAACTGAACTGTAGTTAAGTATTCAAACGTTGCCTCAGCTAACCCGTGGCCACTAGAAACCATGGCTATCTGCTCAGGTGACATTCGGTCAGCAAGTGGTTTTAGTTTGTTCTCATAGCTTATTTCACCCATCTTCATACCCTTACCTATACCGTACATAGTTAAGAAAGGAACTATACCAGCTCCTCTTCCAAGGTATGTTGCAGCTGCTGTTATTCCAATTAAAGGTAAAAACTGCGCGGTTGTGTCTATAACTAGATTACCAAAGTCTCTTCCACCTTCTATAGCTCCAAGGCTTGCAGCTGAGTCTTCATACCTGTTTGCTGATTTCATTATATCTTCAAAAAAATCAGCTTCAAACTTTGACATCTCGCTGTCTGGCGAATAAAGATCCTTTATAATTTCCTTTACAGTTTCTTTGGATTTAGTAAAGTTAAGTACGTTTGCTAATAAAGCTAGTTCTTGTGGTGTTCTTACCGCTGCACTAAGCATGGCTTTTGGCATAGCTGATGCAAAAGTTGATATTTTATCTACAAATCTTAATGCTTGGTTATAGTTTTTTAAGCTAAGCTGGACACCATCTTCAATGTTTGAAACAGTTTCTATTTTAGCAGCGTTAGTTTTTAATCTACTATTTAGATCATATATTTTTTCACTAACTGCTTTAGCTAGCGAGTTAATGTTTGCTTGATCTTCTTCTGTCATGTTATATCTAGCTTGTCTTGAATTAGTTAATACGTCATAACTTCTGTTAACTAAGTCAAGCATTTTAACATCAGTGTCGTTGCTAAACGTTTCTATGTCAAACTCTAAAAATGGTAATTCATCTGCTATTAATTGTGCTTGCTGAGTTGCAAGCTGCATGTCTGATACGAAGTAACGAGCGTTGTACTCTTCACCCTTTTCACTGAGAAAATCTTCTAACTTTTGTTTTTTTAATTCGTTTACTTTCTGTCTTTGAAGTAAGTTTTTAGCAACCTCTTCAATTTGGCCGTCTGTTGGGTCATTAACACCATCCTCAGATAGTTGTTCTTTTGCGTCTTTTATAAGTTGAGTATACTTTTGACCTGCGCCCGTAAACTGAGAAAAGTGAAATTTATCTGCAGACTCATTTAGTATGTCAGTGTTGTCAACAAGATTATTTATGCTGTTTATCTCTTCTTCTGATAACGTTTCGACAAGTAGTTTATCTCTCACAAGCTGTTGATATTCTTGTGATAAATATTTTGTTGTGTTTTGATACTCCTCTGATGACTGATCTACATTATCAGTAAAAAACTTTTTTAAGTTTTCTTGTATCTCTTCAAAGTTTTCAACATTATTTCCTTGAGCAAGTATATCAAGGTTTAAAGGTATTTCAAAAACTTGATCACCCTTTTTTAGTCTTATAGTAGGTTTTGTATCAAAGTCATAGTCGGTTGGTATTGGATTTATGTTGTTTGCTGCGTCATCTAGAAACTCTTGATACTCTTCGTCACTAATATCCTCTCTATTATCATTTATCATTTCAACCTCAAAATCAAATGGTTCAAAGATTTCTTTTAATAGAAAAAAGTCTTTTGTGTATGTTTGGTTACCGCTTAATAATTGATTTGTTATACCTGATAAAGGATCAAACTTAGTAGGATCAATAGTCTTTGATTCTTTGTCTGCCCTTCTTTCTTCTTGTGTATCTCTAAACTCTTTTAGTTCTTTTTGATAGTCTTTGTTTTGTTGAGTTATATCGAATAGTTTGTTTGATAGGTCTTTACCGTAATCAGATGTTTTTAGTGGATCTAGTTTTATGTCTGAGTCTTTTAGTACTTGGCTATTAAAGTCCTGAACAAAAGCTGTCATATTACCTTGGTAATACTCTTGTATTTCTGTTAGCTTGTTATCAGTAATAGTAATGTTTGGAGCGTATTTCTTATATAGCCCAAGTATAAATTTTTCATTCATTATAATTAATTATTTTGTCCGCCTGTTAGGTCTATTCCTCCTTTGTTGTTTATTGTTCCTGGTGTTCCGTATAAATTACCTGGAATAAGATTACCATACTGGGCTATAAGACCAGGAGGTAAAGCTATTTCAGTTTGTTTTGTCATGTGAGCACTTGCCATATCCGCAAAAGCTTTTCTAAAGTTCTCAAGATCACCTACTGGAACAGCGTATATCATACCCGGCGTTTCTGTTACTTTCTTTGCAAAATCCTGGTCATCAACAGATACACTATAATCATATATCACTTTATCTGTTTTGCCGCCAAACGCAACAAACACCACATCACCTTTTGATATTTTTTCAGGTATCTTTACGTTCATGCCGTTTCCATCGAAGACTGGTTTTGGTACTCCATTAACAACATGTAGCGCATTTTTACCTTCACCTCCACCGTATACCCTAAAGTTTTCATTAGAAACTTTTAGTACGTGATTAGCAACCTGCTCCATGTATTCAGCGTTATTTGGATTTGCTAACCGTAGCTCGTCTAATGAGTTGTATGGTTTTTCTGTGTCTGGATTTATTGGCAAGTCTATTAGTGAGTCTGCGTGTTGAACAAATAAGTTAACCTCACCTATTTCAGATGGAAAAATAGCCTCCATTGTTTCTTTAAAATTACTTAATATAATATCGTTTGGACCAACACTGGCTGGGTGATCTTTAGGTAGTGCTGTTTTTTTACCTGTCGCATCTACCGTATGATAATCTGAGCTAGCGTTAACTAAATTTTGTGGTGCGCTAAGCGCTTTGTTAAGCGTGTTATCAACATAAGCATTAATACTAGTATTTACACCTTTTCTAGTTCCTGAGCTAAGGCCAGTTGTAATTTTTGTTTTTGTCTTTTCATCTTCGACTTGTGCTTTTAAACTAGGCCACTCTGTGTCAGATAAAAATAATGATAGTTCTTTTCTTGCTTCTTGCACTATGTTTATAGGTCTACCGTCAGCATCAGTAAAATTTTCTGGTACCTCTGTATTTGTATACCACAACTCTCTATATTTTGCTCTTTCAAGTCTACACTCTTCAGCATTTAGTCCATCCACACCTTTACACTGTGGTAAATTATCTAATGCTGCTTTCCACTGTGTTTGCATGCTTACGCCTTTATTTTCCTTTGCCGTACGTTCAGCCCACTCTAAATAATTTTCACCAGTTCCTCTGTTTGAAAAGTCAGAAAGAAAACTCTGTAAGTCAACACCTTTTAAATTCTTTTCATCTGTTAACGATTGAAACGCTCTGTAAACTTCGTTTTCAATTTCATCATCATTCATCTCTAGTTTTAATGAATTTTGTAATGTCTTTGTTATAGTATCATAGTACTCTAGTTCTTTAGAGTTAGATGGTTCAAATATAGGTGAGAGCTTATTAACGTTGTCTGAGTCTATAAGTTTGTATCTACTGTTACCTTCTATTGTTTTGTAAAAGTCTTCTTTATTTAAATCTGGATCGTTATCAAGTCTCCAATCAACGTCCTTAAAGTCCTTGGTGTCAAGATATGTAAATACTTTATCACCTACAACCTTTTTAATTATTCTTTCACCATCAAAATTTGTAGATTCAAACATTCTACCTATTGTATATACGCTGTTTTCATCTTTGTCAACAAAAGCATATGATCCCTCAGGATTATAAAAAGCGTTTGCTTCGTCTATGTCTATAGCTGAAACAGCGCCAGACATGTTACCACTAGACTTTACTTCGTTATATAATATAACTTTATCTTGATAGTTTGACTGTTGGTCTGCAAGACTTTTTATTGAATTTTTAATACCTGTTATTTTTTCATTAGCCGCTATTCTTCTTCTACTACCTTCACCCGTCAGTGTTAAATCTTTTCTTAGGTTTGCATAATCATCCTTCATATCCTCCAATGCCTTAATAAGAACGGGGTTATCCTTAGCTAATAACTGAGCATTTTTTACTTTACTATCAAGATCAACCATTTGTTCTTGATATTTTTTCTCTCTTTCTTTTATTATATTTATAGCCGCATCTACTTTCTTACCAACTCTTCGTTTAGCAAAGTCTCCCCACGCTACAAACTTTTCACCTTGTAATGCTGCTTTCTGCGCGTCTAATAAAAATTGTGTACTATCTAATGCCATGTTATTATATTTATGCTCCGATTAACATTTTACCAACACCAACGCCAACGTCCATTATACCACCAGCTAATGCTTCTGTTGCATCTTTTCTAGCTTGATCTGCTATTTGCTTTCTTTGTGCTGCTAAAGTATATATTGTTTCTCCTTTGTCTCTTACTCTCTGCTCCGCGTCTGCTAATGATTGAGCTCTGTATATGTTACCCTGACCCATTAACCTTTGATTTACAGACTCTTGTTGGCCAATACTTCCAGATATTTGCTCTAGGTTTGACATTTGTTGTTGTGATATAGACTGCGCTAAGCCTGCAATACCTGATCCACCTGCAGCACCTCTTAGTTGTGCCATAGTATTACCTAAACCTTGTTGTTGTTGTCTTGCTAAGAAATTAGCCTGTCTTTGATTTACAGTAACATTAGCAAATGGGTTTGCCATAACAGTACCAAAGTAATCAGCTTGTTCAAATTGTGCTTTTCTTCTTTCAAACTCTTCCCTAGCTAAAGCTTGTTCTTTTCTTCTCTCTCTACCACCTACTATTCCACTTACAACGTTAGCTAAGCCACCCGCAACGTCTGCGGCGCCGGACATACCAACCGAAGTATCTAAATTTAAATTTTGAAAAAATCCCATATTATTATTCTTATCTTATTATAATTACCTAAATTTCATATTATTTACTACTCTCAAATATCTCAGTACCTACCGCAAATAGTTCAGTCTTTTTAGTGCTACCAGGTGTTAACCTCATTTGAACTTGCATGTAGTAACCCAGTAAACCATTGTTTTGTGCTACCCTATCTTTAACAACAAAGAAGTAATAGTTGTGTCTGGCTGCACTATCTGCAAAAGGCCATGTGGCTCCCACAACTTCAAAAACATCACTATTAGCCGTTGATATACCTAAACCAATATTAAGTATATCTTTTAAATCTATAGTGTGCTCTGATAATGAACCGTTATATGATGCTGTATCATACACACTTGTGTCTATTGTTAATACTGTTTTGCTTTTTGCTACTATAGGGCCAACTAAATAAGGTGTAGCCATTGTGCCAGATGATATATCTGAAACATACAATAGATCGTACGCTCTATCGTCTACGTCAAAACCGTTATAACCAGCTGCATTTTTTGCTTCTATGTCTGCTGGTATTTCACTAAATGATATTGTTCCGTTTGCCATATTATTAATTTAATAAACTTACTGTTACTGTTGCACTTACTGCCGTACCACCTGTTATTGCACCGTTGGCTAACACTTTAAAGTTAGCTGTCGCTGTATCACCTTCTCTTATTCTACCAAACTTATCACCTGATCCACTATCTAGTACAAGGTAAGTATCTGATGTGTTGTTATCTATATTTGCACTAAGTGAGCTGTAAGCAACTTGAAACTCATCAACAAACTTACCTGCAGCAGCAGCTAAAAATGTTACTGTATACTGAAACTCTAATGCTCCGTTATCTGCTAGTGTAGCAAACACACCACCAGCTCTTTCATCTATATCGCTATTAATATAACTACCTGCTCCAGTTAATGTTGTTGTTGACACTGTAGAGCCTGAGCCACCAACGTTTTGAGATAATTCAAGTACGTTCTGTGTTTTTAGTACAACGTAGTCATCAGCTGTACCGTATTTAAGTATGTCAAATTGTACAGTTATATTACCTCTACCACCTGTACCAATTATACCAAACCTATGATCAACAACCTTTAATATACTACCGTTAGCCAGCACAAGGTTACCAGTGCTAGAATCGTATGCGTTAGTACCATCAGTTTTTAAGAAATCATTTTCTACATCAAGATCGTCTACCTTAACAATTAAACTTTGGTTATCAGCTGCATTGTGCCTTGCAACACTGAATATTTGAGAGAACCTATTGTTTTCTGTAGGAAACTCTGTGTTAGCAGGCATCCTCATTAAACTAGTAGAAGCTTGTGCTTCGTTCATTTGCACAGATGTACCTGGGTTTGTACCTAGTACCGAATCGTTTGTTAACTGGGCTTGGAACTGTATACTATTGTTTGGTCCAGCAGGTAGCGAGCTAAACGTATTATGTGGAAATGTAGATTCAGATACTATTAAAAATCCACTGATATGTACTAATAATGTTTGAGGTATAGTAAATAAAACTTTAGAATCATCTGTACCATCAGAGTTATCAAACTCGTCTGTTATTACGTATCCTGTAGCTTCACTAAGTAATATAAACACGTTTCGTCTTGCACTTGTACTGTTAGCCGTAACTTTTATTATTGCTTTTGCTTGTCCATTATCACCTACTGTTAATGTTTTTTGGCCTGTTGAAAACCCATTACCGTCTAATATATTGATAGCAAGATCAGTGCCTGTTGACGAAACAACACTCGCACCTAATAAAACTTGTGCTCCAACAGATCCTCTAACTATTATCTCTCTTTCTTCTTCATCTTTAGCAAAATCTTCTTGTGATATTTCTGCGGCAAATATAGCGTTAGTTTCAAGACTAACAGCTTTGTTTGGTTTAGATATTAGTTTAATATTTTCAGCTGTAAGATTTTTATTAACTCTTGATCCAACAACTTTAAATGTATATCCCGTGCCCTGTGCTGTTGGTCCAGTTACTTCGTAGTTATCTTCAATGTCACCTGTTACTATTAACTGTGGTAAGTTATCATCTGTGAACTCATGGTTTGAGTGAGGTGTAACTAACACATCTAATAATGTTACGCTAGTGTTGCTACTACCTGATGTTGTCCATGAAGATCCGTCAGTTGCTGAAGCTGATATAAGGCCACCGCTATTAATATCGTTTATTGAAGAGTTTTCTACACTTTTATTGAACGTACCAGCTAGAGTAAATGAAGAATTAGAAGTTTTACCAGACGTTACAATAGGTAACGTTAAGTCAATATTTTCAGGTGGCATTTTAAAACTATTTAACTTTGTAGTAATTACCATGTTACCATCTGAGTTTATTGATGCTGATGTATCAGAGCTAGATAAGTACGTTGTATTGTAACTTCCAAATGTAAACACTGAATCAAACGTAGTTCCTGATTTTGGTTTGGCAATAAACGTATATGTGTTTGTCGCGGTTGTTCCAGGTGTTATTTTAAAAGAAACAGTACCAACACCTATATCTACAGGACCATCGTCACTATTATCAACAGTGACAGTAACTTTATGTTTCTTAACATGCTTCATGTGAGCAAAGTACTTATTTTCTTTTGCTTTAAACGTAACGTCCGCTCCAGTTTCTTGATCTGTTGTTATTTCGTCTGCAACCCAACCACTGTCACCTTCGTAGTTAAGTGTTTTAAATTTCTTTATAGCGTTTCTATTTTCATTAAATATAATGTCTATAGTTGAGTCTGCTTGTGCGGCGCCATGAAACGTGTTTTTGTTAACCTCGTGTGTATGTTTATGCAAGTCACCATTTTTAAACGTGTAGTACGTATTGTCAAGTGATATACCATAATCTGGGTGAAATGATTTTCTACTTGGCCAACCATCTACAGCTTCTTTAAAACTAATAGTATCTGAATGGCAAGCGTTTGACCATGTTAAGTTGTAGCTGTTAGTATTCTCGTCATAACTACCAATAACACTAGTATCGGCTTCTGCTAAATGATCACTAAAGTAATCACCCATACCCTTGTTAGATATATCAGTTAAACCATCAATTGATAACCTTAACACCTTACCTCTATCTTTATCAGAGAAGTAACTTCTATAACTAAAATCAGCAAATGATTCAGGATTTTTACTTATACCAAAATCACCAGCGTAAGGTATGGCCTGACCTAAAACATTATTTGTCGATACTAATCTAGCATCGCCATCTGCTTCAAACACAGCGTCTTTATTTGCAAGTACCTTTAATACTTTATCTTCACATAAAACGGTAAGATCATTATCTCTAGCATGTAACTTCTGTATAGAGCCATACGCATCGTTTATTTCTTTTGTTATGTTTTCTGCTTGTATAAATTGATTTAACTTATTAACGCCGCTTGTAGAGTTAAATAAACCAGAATATGTAATACTTGTTTTTCTTCTTTCTTCAGCAAATGGCTCGTCTAATGTTGTTGATGCTGTGGCGCCTTTATCTATACGTATACCATTAAAATCGTCTCTAACCCTATCTGACTCTACACCATTACCAAAACTAAAGCAGTTGTACCATATCTTACTACCATTTCTATTGTTACCCAACGCTTGCTCTGTTCCATGGTCTGCTATTGGATAAGCGTCACTTGCCTCATGATATAAATCAAGATCTACTATAGAAGGTTTTGGTTCTGTTTCCCACACAGCTGGGTTACCTGTTTTCTTTTGAACTTGATTAGTTCTTTTTCTCCATAACTTTATTGTAGCATAGTTTAATCTTTTTCTTATAGGAAACACCTGACTAGTACCTAAACCATCTACACGTAAGTTACCACCATCTGTACCGCCAGTTTGTGATGCTAATGGTCCCCATGGAATTGGCTTTTCTAAAAGTATATCGTATCTTATACCTCTATTAGCGCTACTACTATGTCTTCTTGTAGAGTTAAAATTTCTTACAGCTGTTATAAATACGTTTTTTATTCGTATTCTATGTTGATCTGGATCACCAGCAAACGATAAATATAAGCCCTTTTGACCTCTTAACATCTCATGAAACTGAAAATCTGATTGGCCTGTTATTCTTTTGTTCTCATCGTTTCTCGCTGTAAAATCTCTTTCTTTTGGTGCTGTTGTGTCTGAGTTTTTTCTATCATCACCATAATCTATATAACGTAACATTAATCTGTTGTTTCCTTTCTTAGGGCCAACAATGTTATTTTCAAGAACAACGCTGCCATTTGCGTTATTCACTGTAAACGCTGTAGTACCAGACGCTAAATCACCAGTTGGTTTGTTACCATCTTTATCTAAGTCATGCTCTATAACGAAACCAGCACCAGCAAAGTCACTTCTTCTTGCGTCATCTATATATATAGTGGACAAACCTCTTTGCTTTGCTGTTAAGGTTTTAGTAGCACCTTTACTATCGTTAAAATCAAATAGCTTAAATTTAGCCTCACCAACTTGATCAAATTCATCTGTTGGCCCGCCAAATATATTTTCTGCTATGATATTATCACGTTTTAATTTAACAAAAAATCTACCTGAAAACTCTTCATTTTGTATTATAGTTTCTTCAGAAAATAACTGTAACTTTAAACCAGTAACTCTATTATCTTTTGTTCCTACCCAGTTAACATCAGCGCCAAATTTTTTCGCTAGTGTAAACTCATAGTAATCACCACTATCTTTAAAATCCCCATCATCATTAGCATCAACCTTTAATACTTTTTCTATTTGGTAATAGTTAGTAGCACGAACATCTGTTATATCTGTAATACGTATAAACTTATTTTGATTAATAAAGTTATCGTTATTTGCTATGTCTCTTAATTCACTATCATCAACACCTATTTTATCACCAGCCACTCTAAATGTTCTAAAACCTTCACGAGGGTGGCCAACTAAAGTATCTGGAAATAATCTACTAGAATCGGCTAGCTCACCTAATAATTCTTTTTTCTTAGCTATAAACTCAGGAGGTTCATCTTGTATGTCTAGTATTTTATACTTCTGAGACTTAACACCATATTCATCAGGATCAAAAGCTACGTTTTTACCGTTTTGTTTTTTAAGTATTAAGTAATCATCTGTAGTTACTTTGTTTCTTTCTGATGATGGAAAACTTAACCAGAAGTTATCTTCTTCACCTTCATAAAACCTATCCATTATAACGTTATAATATTCGTTTGAATTTTCTTTTATGTAGTATTTATAGTGAGTTGCCCAAGTCGGAGCATCGGAATTTATCTTTGCTTTTAGTGTGTTCTTTTTATCAGCGTACGTGCCGTCTAGTTTTAATGAGCCACCTTTTGAGCTTGCAAATACAGGTGACTGTCTACCAAACTCATCTAAATAAACAACACCAACTTGATATGTTCGTAAACTTTTAGCAGATGGTTCAGGTTTGTTTCTATCAACTTCTGTTGGTGTGACTGTTAGTTTTATTACAACGTCATCTCTAAATGTATTGTTTTGTAAATAGTTACCATACATCAACCTACCAGCTGTTATCTCTTGTGCTTTAGCTTTACGTGGTACATTATCATAAGGTCTTAGTGACTGGTTTGACTCAATAGTTTTTTCTATTTGTTCAGATGTAATTACTATAGACTTTTCTTTATTTTTTAGTGTAGATACTAAATATATATTTGCGGCGTTTGATTCTTTATATAACACATCAACCTCAACTACATCAGGTGGTAGCGTGTCAAAAGTATTAAGTGTTATTTTTCTAACATTATTAACCATATTAACATTATGGCCTTCTTCCATGTTATAAACAAAATTTTCATCATCAGGTATAAACGCAACGCCTGTAAACGGAGAAAACGCAGAGTATTCACCGTCATTATATTTCCATCTATAAGCAAATCTAGGAAACTTGTCTTGAAAAAATGAATCACCTTCTTCAAGCTCAACATTCCACAGCTGCTTATCAACACTTATCATTTCTTCTGATGTTGATAACAATATAACCGTCACTCTTTGACTGATACTAGTAACATCGTCTATAGATTTTACAACAACTCTAGCTGTGTATACATTTGAATTATCTGTAGTTGTAATCTTTAATATATCATCTTCCTTGTAATCTGGTTGTCCTGTTAATATCAAAGATATTTCACTACCTATAGATTTTGGCGTTGTTGATTCATCAGCGTCAACAAATGCATCACCGTCAGTATCAATAAATGTAGCATCCACTATACCGTCTCGTAATGTTCTTTTTATAACTAAGTTTGGTGCGGCTTTTGGATATTTTTTAATTACAGTAATATGTTCTTCTAATAAATTACCGCCGTATATTTGTGTGTGTGCCTCAAAGTCACCGTTAGTAGCTGCTTTAAATCTATTTATATTTATTTTTTTAGGCTCAGAGTTATTATCAGTAAAGAACAATAAATCATCAATTATATTTATACCTGTTATAAAAAAGTTTTTATTAAATTTAAATACATCGCTAGTCGCTTTAACAGCAACAGCAACCGGTGAAACTACATCTGCTTCAACGTCATATTCTAGAATAGCATCTCTATTGTTACATGCAACAAACCAGTAGATCTTATTGTTCTCTGTGTCTCTAGCCGCTCCAATACACTTAGGCTCATCATAATTTGAAGGCATTGATTTTATCAGCTTGGTACCATTGGACGCTTCTATAGCAAAAGCATCAGACGTTTCTGATGTAGAAACTTCAATGTTCAAGGCATCTCTATATTCACCTTGTGGTATTAGCCTTTCATCCAAGTCTTTATTCATCTTGGATTTTAAAAATTCTCGTCTAAACTCTGGCATATTCTATTAGCGTTTTATCCATTTAGATTTGTTTCTCATTATCTGAGCTAACTCCTCTGACTTAAGGTTTGATAATCTTATTTTAGCGTTACGTAATGCTGCAAATCTTTCTTTTTTTAATAATGCAACATACGCTGGTTGTACTGATGTGTGTGTGCTTGCTATAGAGTATGCTATATGTTTGTATAAAGCCTCTTCAGCAAATTTATGTATTTGCATTTCACCATCTGTACCTAAACTATCTGATATATAGTTAATAACTAAATGATGACCGCTGCAATCACCACTTAAATGTATTCTACCTTGTACTTCATCAATATAAAAAGTACCGTTATCTTGCGCAAACTCTGGCGTTAATCCATATCGTTTACCTTCATTAAATCGAAACTCAATGTCTGTATCATCACTAAGGTTTAATGATCTTTGTGTTGTTTCGGTGCCTGTGTTGTTTGCTTCTTTAAATTTACTCCAAGCCTCTGAAGGTGATTTAGTTAAAGCATTGCCATCACCATCAAATAGATAATTATAATTATCATCTTGTAATAAAGATGTAGGGTTATTTGTATATCGCGTTGGGTATAATTTTTTGTATATACCTTGCCCATCAACTAATTGTAAACCGACATAATTAACATAATCGTGAGGCAAAGGTATTATAAGTGATGGTGGTACGTCTATTTCTTGTGACTTTCTAGACTTTAATGTATCATAACTAAACTCAGCTAAACCTCTTCTAGCATGAAATAAAACATCTGTTCTTTTTACTTTTGGTATTACTTTGTTTTCACCTACATAAGCTATTAAAAAGTTATTAACAACATCATCTAAAGAAACATATTGATATGTACCAAAGCTTTCACTTAATGCTCGCTCTTGTACTTTTAATGTAGCGTTTGCTTTTGGTGCTCCATCACTTTCAAGTTCATTAGTGTTATTTGTGTTACCTGAAAAAGTTATTGTTGGCGATGAGTAGCTGTAATTATCAGTATCTATTTCAACGTCATTAACAAAAATTCTTATATCTGTCTTAGCGCTTGGTACACTAGGAAAGAAAACATTTGTTAATGTAAACGTAAGTTGACTGCCATTTGGTTCTGTACTAAAGCTACTTTGGCTTTGTTGGTAATATGCTTCTTGTGTTTTTTGAAATAATCCTGCCATTTAATTATGCTTTTTGTTGTTGTATATCTTCAATATTTTCTTTATCAGCCACTTGATAAACATCAGATGCTTTCATTGCTACACCTGCTAGTTCTAATATTTTAATAACTAAGTTTGGCTCTTCTGATCCATGTAGCTCAAAGTTAGTTGATCCAGTTGCATTGTATAACGCGGCGTCATTTCCATCTAAGTAATAAGCCCAATTAACAGTTGTAGGCTTTTTTATATAATCTACTGTTATTGCCTCATTGATTGTTAACTCTTCAAAGAAAGGTGTTGTTGCTTTACCTTTATAAACTTTTAGTTTATTAGCTTCTCTTATATATACTGGTTGCGTATCTGTTGGTAGTAATATGTTGCTTGTTCTAATTAACCTCCAGTCTTTTTTTGTAAGACCTTCAACCTCGTGCCAATTAGCTCCAGTACCATCAATTGTTGAGTATGATAATTCTACTGTTGATAATTTATGTAGCGCGGCTGGTAAATCATAACCACTGTTATAATCTCCTAAGTTTGTTTCAAAAACTTCAAACAGTGCTATTTTTTCTTGTAAGCTAGTTACAGCATCAGCATGTCTAGTATCATTACCTGGTCTTCTAAGATATTGATCTAAATCATAAAAGTACTGTTCAAATATTTCTAATTGTGCTTGGTTTGCAAACCTGTTGTATTCAATAGGTGTAAGATAACCTCTTTGCTCTTTGTTTGCAATTGACTGAACTCTAGTGTATACTGTGTTTATATTTACTGCCATAATTTCTTTTTATATAGTGTAGTCACCTCATAGAGATGACTACTCTATAAAGTGATTAATTAGCTTAATCTTTTTTCTAAATTGTTATAAGCTTCTAAACCTTCATCGGTTTTGAACCAAGCAGCTAAAGCTGAATATGGATGCTCATCAAATGGAACGTTCATAACTTTTCTACCTGTCTTAGCCCATGTAAATGTTCTGTTGTCGCCAGATAAAGTTATTAATCCTAATTCAACACACTTGATTCCAAAGTTTCTAAGCTGAACATTTTCATCATTTGCTAACTCAATCAGTAATTCTGGATTTTGTTTAGCAAACACTAATATGTCTCTTCTTAGTTCTTTAGAAGTTAAGTTAGAAACTTCACTACCTTGTTCTGTTCTTAGTATCGCTTCTGCTCTATCGATCTCCATATCTCTAGCTAGATTTAAAGCTTCTATTTCTAAGTTAAGGTAATCCATATCATCTTCAGCTTCTTTAACTAAATTTTGTTCTTGGAACAAAGTGTTTCTATCTGGATGATATAGTGATAATAGTTTCTGTAATGTTTGTTTTTCTTTTGGTACATACAGTGCACCGTTTTCAAATACAATATGACCAAGTCTTGCTTCACCTTTGAACTCATCTACAAATGGTGTTCTTTGGTTAATTGTGTATTTCAACTCTCTCTCATATCCCTTCTCCTCATCAAAGTAAAATATACCTCTTGATCTTATAGTGTATGTTAAAGGATTTAAATTTCTAAGTAAAAAGTAGTTTCTATCCTTTATTTCCCAAGTGTTTGTTTTCTTGGGTTCTTGTTTTATAGCTTCAACTACAGGTGCTTCTGCAGCTGCCGCTTTCTTTTTTGCTTTTGCCATGATATAATAAAATTAAATATTAAAAAAATAAAAGGGCTAGGCGCCGAAGCGCCTAACTCTTTTAAAAAGTATTAGTTAAGTAACATGAAGTTATTAGCTCCTTGTACTACTAGACATCTTTCTGATAAGAAGTTGATCTCCATAGCATCAAGATCAGATGTGATGTTTCCACCTACTGAACCTGTTATCCATGTTTTCATTCTTCTGTCATCAGTTTGAGAAGCTCTGTATCTTACGTGTAAGAAAGGTCTTCTCATGCTTCTAC